TATGATCATAAAAAATGCCCCTATACGGAGTATTTTATATTATTGTTTGAACTATGTCAACAGTTATCGATATTGAATGTCAAACTTTGCATCTCCATAAATGCCCTTGGCTTGTGCTGCCAATTGTACAATAGTTTGATGTGGAACATGTTGTAATATCCAATCAGAAAATGCCATATCACTGCCTTGTGCTTCGTCATCATCAAAGAAACTTCTCCAAGCGTCTCCCAATGGGCCTCGGTGGGTGGCGAACCATTCGTATCCGTCATCGCCACTTCCAAGGTCAACAATTTTCCAAACCAGTTTTTCCAATATTCGTGCTTCTTTTTTTGGTGCAGCTGGTGCAGATGCTTCGGTTAGTAAATCTGCATATTTTCTAAAAAATTTCGGATCCATATATATATATTATTTATCCTATAACATATATTATTTATCCAATGACCCAGGTCAACGGTTGCGAGCCATCAACATAATTAGCTAGATCTTTTTCGAGTTGTTCCATTTCGGCCTGCGCTTCTGCCAATAATGCTGCTCCATTTAATTGACCTCCGCCCTGTGGTCCAACAATCTGACTAAATTTGCCACGTGCTTGACCCAAAATACTTTTAGAAAATGCAAGAGCATACTCTTGTAGCCAAGGATAAACTTGGGGGTCACTAAGCAACATACTATCTGGTTTATAGTTGTATATCCAAAGTAGCACACTTTCAGGCTGATAGTCGTTGGTTTCATCCTGATATGTTTGAAAAGAAATCTGTGTTCTTTGCAAAGCAGTGCCAGTTACACTGGCTGCACCCAGAGTCTGATTAGCTAGTACTGTAATCACAGTGCTGGTAGCGTCGATAGTTTGTATTCTGTATTGTGTGCTGTACCCTTGTACAGAACAATTTTGTATGTATATACTGCTATTGACTTTTAGCTTCGTTTGCGGAGCTGGAAGGACAATTGTAATAACACTGTTCACTACTGTATTTGCTGCGGTAATAGAAGTTGGAGATACTACTACACCGTCATCGTAAGGAATTTTTCTCACAAGAGTGAGTTTTTTAGTCACACGATTCCATGTATAATTAATATAACCGCCGAACATCATCATGGCTAATTCTTGGTACTGAGCAAATAATTCGTAGTTTGTTAGTCCACCTACCCTACCAGCAACCAACATATAAGTGTTCAAATATCCCGATGCAAATGGCTCAAATTGACTGGCTGTAGTTCCTGTGGTACTACCGATGCCTCGTCTAAAGATCTGTCGCACTTCCATTATATTGTTTGGCAAAATGTATTCTTGTACATTGGGCAACAGGTCTAAAAATGCGTAACTTTCTTCTACAGCATTTGACGCTTTTTGTCTGTATTTTGTTAGTGCTTGTTTTATAGCAAGATCATAGTGCTCTTTGTCTAATTCAACATCCACAATCTGATCACCTAGTCGTAGCCGGATGTAATCAGTCATTTCATTGCGAAGCTGATTGAGAGTCTGAATCTGTTCGTTGGCCGCTATTGCACTTTCCTGGCTAATAAAACCTGGACCGTCGAGACTCTTGACTCTAAGGCTCTGATCGTTTCGTAAATTGGGTTGTATTACAACTTCTGTCATAAAAAAGTCCTGTTAGCAATATTTAGCTAACAGGACTGTGGTTTGGGGAGTTAATCGTTATGCTGTTTTTAATAGCACAATATCTGCACTGATACGCCCATTGAGCTTAGTTTCTGTGGCTTTGATTTCATCCAAAAACTTACGCAACTGAATTTTTCCCGCTTTTGCAAATTCCTTGAGTTTTTCATCGGGCTTACGCAAAGTCTTGCAAACACTCTTGTCCACATCAAACCCATCTATGCTTGTTCCTTTAATAGTAAGTTGTTTATAACTAGCGGCAACATATTTGCCCAACTTACGAGTTTTAGTATTATAAATCCACAATTCTTGAGCGCCAATGATATCTGCAGGATTAATAGACACGATTTTAAGTAGTTTGTCCTCTTTAGCATACTTAAGTTTAGACACCAACTTTTCTTTACTAGGAGCCTTTTTAACTCTTGCTTTTTTAGTGGCTTTCTTGACGTCGCGATATTGCTCAATTGCTGCCAGCAGATCATCTATCCATTTAATGTGTTTTTTAAAATCTGCTGCTTTGTAATGACGGTAGCCTTCTTTTAGCTGGGGATCTGTTTTGAGTTGAGCTTCTTCTAGTTCAGCTTTTCTTTTTTGATATACGTTTTCGTATTTTGAAAGCTGACTTTGTACTACGTTGTTGTCTGTGAGCCAGTTGTAAAACTTTACATTGGTATTGTCTATGTCGTCATACAGACCTTCCAACTCGCCGATTAGTTCGCTGGTTTTTTCTGACAGTCGGTCTTGTATTGTAGGCTTGTAGACTTCGACGGGTTTTGAACTAGTTTCCACTGGTACTTCGGGTTCAGCTAGCTCAATTGCACTGTCTATGGTTTTAATTAAGAATTCAGTATGACGAGTCCTAAATGTCATCCCAGCACGACGAGACATAATAAGACTACAGGCTGTCATTGGAATGCTTCGATCCGAACTGCGTTCAAATGCTTTAATCTGCTCTTTATTCCAACTTGGAGTAGTTTTCATCCATTCTACCACATATTTTTTACAATCTTTTTGATTATAATAATAGTTGTAATAATAGAAACTACGGCGAAGTAAGCTATCGAATTGTTCATCTGACCAGTCCACAGATTCCTCAGGCCACTGTGGCTCGCCACCTGTATATTTTTCGTCCGCAAAAAGCGGATTTCGAATTTTAGTTTCTTTATTTTTAATCTTAATTCCAGCAACAATTGCCATTTTTTACTCCGGTTTAATTAAAATTGCCATAGTTATATAGCTTTCTAAATTTTTTCAATGCCTGTTTTTTATATTCACCGTTGATAGTCCATTTTGTTATTATAGCAGAAACGGTTTTTTATGTCAACATAACCATAAATATACAATAAACGGAATCAAAAATGCCTAGACTTAGCATGTGGCGCGACAACCACACAAATGACTACAAATTCTTTGACAAAAGAATATCGGAAGAATTTACCATCGGTGGCACTGGTGTACTGTTGCACAAATACATCGGCACCAATTCACAGGCAAATGCGTATCCCACTGCAAATACAACTTCTTCTGGCAGAACATTATATTTTGGAAATGTAGCACCATTTGAAGTTGGACAGACTGTAAGCGGTATAGGTATCGCAGCAAATACAATTATAACAGGAGCAAACGTAACTAGCAACACAGTTACTATAAGTGCAAATGTTACTTCTGCCATATCATCTGGGCAACCACTTAATATATACTGGAAAGATGCCACTCAGCCCGTTTATCAAAATCAAAGTGCATTAAACATTCAAGATTTATTATTTTTAGAGAATAGAGACAGAAAATATGATACTTCTGTTTACACTCTACGGGGCGTATACACTGTCAATGACAATGATTTCGATTTAAAACAATTTGGTATCTTTTTAAGTTCAGATACCGTGTATATGACTTTCCATCTTAATGATACTGTGGCATATTTGGGTCGTAAAATCATGAGCGGAGATGTGCTAGAACTACAGCACAAAAAAGATTATTATCCATTAAATGAAGATATACCTGCTGTGTTAAAAAGGTATTACGTTGTTCAAGACGCATCTTTTGCTGCTGAAGGATTCAGTCAAACTTGGTGGCCGCACCTGTGGCGTGTAAAACTTACACCGCTAGTAGACAGTCAGGAATACAAAGATATTATAAATCAAATTGTACCAGGCAGCGCTAATAATTCAACAGTTGGAAATTATGTGAGTACCTTAGATAAACTTATTTCCATTAATGACGCTATTATTCAACAAGCAGAAATTAATGTACCAAAAAGCGGAACAGACATCAATGATTTATACATAGAACCTATAAATCCCGACGGTAGTCCTGGAGATCCCACTGGGCAGACTGTAGATCTTACTAATCTATATGTAGATTCAACCTTAGACTTTACAAATACTCAACCAACTACCCCAGACACTAATGTACCCGCATACTTAGGCGGGGACAATATACCACCCAATGGCTGGCCTGTTACCGCAGGCACTAGCTTTCCGGCTAGTCCAACTGTAGGCGATTATGTACTAAGAACTGATTATGTACCAAATCGTTTATTTAGATTCAATGGAACTCGTTGGATCAAGATCGAAGATGGTGTCAGAACAAATCTTACTCCAGGACCAGATAACAAAACTCAACGCAGTATTTTTGTCAATGATACTTCGACTTATGTTAATAATGAGGGGCAAACAATGCCTACTAGACAAAGTCTTAGTAAAGCACTTACTCCGCGTGCCGACAATTAATATCAATATATAGGAAAAATCAATGAGTTTACAAAGTTTTTTTTATGACCAACAGATAAGAAGATATATCATACAGTTTATTCGTATGGTGTCTAATTTTCAGGTTGAGTTTGGTAAAGATAGAAACAGCACTATAGCTCTACAAAGAGTGCCGGTCATATATGGTGATAGCAGTAGACAAGTTGCTAGTATTATTCATCAAAACAGCGAAAATGTTTCAAATCCAGTTCCAGCGATGGCAGTGTATGTTAGTGGACTTACCTACGACAGGGAAAGACTGCAAAACCCTACTTATGTTGGAAAATTAAATCTTCGAGAAAGATATTTTGATCCTGCCACCGGACAAATGAGCACTACACAAGGTGATGTGTTTACCGTAGAACGGTTAATGCCTGTGCCTTATAAACTTACATTAAAATTAGATATATGGACCAGCAATACAGAACAAAAATTACAATTGTTAGAACAATTAACTATTTTATTCAATCCTGCTTTAGAAATACAGAGCACTGATAATTATATAGATTGGACCAGTATCACTTATGTATTATTAACAGATGTGAATTGGAGTTCTAGAACCGTACCTATAGGCACTGATAATCCTATTGATGTTGCTACTTTAACTTTTGAATTGCCTATTTTTATTAGCGCACCTGCATTAGTTAAAAAGTTGGGAGTGGTACAAAAAATTATTGCCAGCGTGTTCGACGGTTCAGGCAATTTAAACTCATCTATTTACGATGAAACTAAATTGTTGTCTCAGCAATATTTTACTCCGTTGACCTATGGAGTCATATTATTTGACAATGAACTTCGTTTGGTAAAGTATGATCAGCATGTCACTGAAAATTTCGGAGTACAGGTGGTTAAAGAACTATTGGCTCCAGTTGCTGCAAATACTCAGGTAATACTTTCAGACACAGACGGTATTTCGAATAGTATGATTATATCTGGTTTAAGTATTACTAATAACGTTAGTCCAACTATTGTAACTGTACCAAACTGCATAGTTATAGACATTGACGGCGACACTGTAACTGCCAGTAATGTAATTACTGGAAATATCGGTGACAGGATTGTGTTTACTGCAACTACTAAAAAAGAAGGACCTTCTGAACCGTGGAGAGATTTGATCAATGTTTATGGAAATTTAGTTAATGGTACTAGTACTATTAGATTAGAGTTAGACGACGGAAATGAAGTTGTAGGCACTGTGGCTTATAATCCTGTCGACGATACTGCATTACTTTGGACTCCTGATATTGACACTATTCCTGTAAACACACTAGAACCAGTAAATGCTATCATCGACCCGCAAAGTGCTAGACCAAATAAAAATTTACAAGATTTGGCTAATGGAACTCGATACTTACTAGTCAATGACTATATTTCTGCTGCTGGGGCCCAGCCAGCATACAATTGGTATGGTATTGACAACACTTTATTAGAAGCTTATGCTAATGATATTATAGAATTTAATGGACAGCATTGGGCTGTAGTATTTGATAGCAGATACGAAACTCAAATTAATTACGTAACGAATTTAACCACCGGAACCCAATATAGATGGAGTGGATCAAATTGGGCTAAAAGCTACGAGGGATTTTATCCTGCAGGAAAATGGCAACTAACGATATAAAACAAGGATGTGGAGCATTAATTTATTGCACACTAACTCACAGACATTTGTTCTTATTAAGAAATGACGGAAAATTTCCTAACACTTGGGGAATAGTGGGAGGAAAAATAGAACAAAACGAAACAATACTGCAAGGATTAGAACGAGAAATCAAAGAAGAATTAGGCGGTCAAATTGACGGTGCCAAAATTATTCCTATTGAAAAATATACTAGCAATAATAACAGGTTTATATATCATACTTTTTTGATAAAAGTAGAAGAAGAATTTGTACCAGAACTAAATCATGAACACTCGGGATACTGTTGGGTACCCATAGATTTACACCCTACACCATTACATCCGGGTGTCTATAGAACTTTTAAATTTAAAAATATTAAAGAAAAAATTAAAGTGCTCGAAAAAATTACAAGTTAAAAACCAGACTAGTCCTGGGTTCTTTACTATTGTTAGGAGGCACTTCGTGATACAACCAAGCCGGCCACATCAATAGTAATCCAGGATAGGGCTTATATTCTGTTTTAGGCAAACTGTACCAATTTGCTGGATCTTTAATCATAAACATATAATCAAAGAAATCTTTAAATGGCTGGTTGGGATAAAAAATAATATTACTGCTGCCCGGCGGAGTTTTTATATAATATATTCCGCTGATAGTACATTGACTATGCAAATGTTTAGGATGGTTACTACCTTCTTTAAAACTGTTAGCAAATAAAAATGGTTTCCAAGGAACTTTAGCAGAATCGTAACCTTGTAATTCTAAAAAATTACAAGCTTGCTGCTGTATAAAAGATACAAATGATGAAAATTGAGGCTCGGTGGTAAGATTTCTTGTCCCGTAGGTTGTTTGCCCGTTATAATAAAATTCTTCATTTAGTCTAGTAGATGTATTATTAAAGATATCGTCCATGGCTTTGGACATCGGTTCTAACCATTCGAAATGATCCGATCTTCCTATTACACTAGGAAACCAATGATCTAGATTCATATTAGTGTTTGTTGAAAAATAATTGAATACTAAGTCTGGGATGTTCTGCTATAGCACTGACCATTGACGTAGCATGAAAGATAGGAGGTTTGAACCAAATCATTAAATTTTCATGCGGGTATACCCATCCTTGTCCAGTGTCTGGATCGTCGTATAAAAATAGTCCGCCCCAATTCCAATTCCAAACATCATTAATGTAAATAGTACTACTTAAACGAGGATTATCATCGCTGGCATCATGATGAAAATTAATCTGACTACCAGGCAACCAAACATGCATAAAACAATTTAAATTTGCATATTCTTTAAAGATCGGATTCATTGCTTGATATTTTTCAATGAAATAGTCCTTGAATTCGGGTATAGGCAAAATTAATACAGGCGCATATGATCCTGCTTCTAATCCTTTTCCCCACCGACCCATATGGTTAACTTCGAATGTAGCCTGACCCTTAGATGTTTCAAACTTTTTTCTAAGTGCAAGTAACACATCGTTGTCGAGAAAATTGGGATGTTTATGAATCATATTAACCTTTAAAATTCTGTAGTTAAGAAGAAAAGCTGAAATAGTCGACCGGTCTGCATATCAGAACCAAAATAATCTATACTATTATGAAATTGTTCGCTGCGATATAAAACTAATCGATTATATCTGTTAGCTACCACATCACATAATTCCCATTTAGTTAAGTCTTGAGATTCATACTCTTCTAATTCGCTGGCCACTGCGGCCCCAGTTTTTTTATATCTATAAATTCCTGTGCCGCCACTTAACGGAGCATTGGGTGTTAGGTATATTACTCCTGCCCAAGTGTTGTAATGATCTGTATGAATCCAACTACGGTCTCTAGAAAATGCCATTTCAAAACTACCAGTAGAACCATCTGTTTCGTGCCAATCAGTTACTAGACCACCCAAATTACGAAGTATAGTCTGTATAGTATCTTGTGTGCCTTGATTTAAAAATGTTTTAGTTCTTCTGCCAGGAAATTTTCCCTGTTGTTTAAATTCTTGGCTCAATGCAAATGATCGAACGCCGTCAGGATTACTATAAAAATCATCAACAATAACTAAATTTGTTTTCATACTTAATAACTTGTGTCAAAAAAGAACAACTGAAATAAACGACCATCATTGAGTCCGGTACCAAAATAGTTTAAACTGGAATGAAATAAGTCTCCCCTATACATTACTAGTCGATTATACTTATTGGCTATAATATCGTATAGATCCCATTTAGTCATGTCTTGTGCATCGTAGGAGCGATCCCCCATTTCACGGGCCATGGTAGCTCCATTTTCTTTATATCTAAATAATCCAGTACCCCCGGCTACAGGAGCATCAGGAGTCAAATACAGTACTCCTGCCCAAGTGTTATGATGATCAGTGTGTATCCAACTACGATCCGCTGCTGTAGTAATTTGAAAAGATCCCGAGAATCCATTGTTTTCGTACCAATTTTTAATTTCGCCGCCTGCATTCCAAATTATTGTTTGAATGGCATCTTTGATGTCTGGCGTAAGAAAACTTTTTGTTCTTTTGCCGGGATAATTACCAGTGACATCAAAGGGTTGTTCTAGTGCAAATTTTCTAATAGAATCGGGATCACTGTAAAAATTATCAGTAATTAACAGGTTAGTTCTCATATATCATACTTATTCTAATAAAAATGTATAAAGTAAATTATTTTCTTGCTCTACAGCAAGATCTGTTTTTTTAGTTAATAATTTTTCAATTTCAGCTTCTATTCTTTGATAGATATTGTTTTCCCAAAATGGCTTTGCAATTTCAAAATTTTCATTAACATAAGGTAGCATCTCGTCGTAGACCTCAGGTGTCAAATTTTTTAAAATATTATCTAGTTCGTTTATGTTATTAAATTGAATAATACCCCGTGGATTAAAATACTTGTCAATATTCGTACACCCATAATAGATAGGCACTGTCAATGTTTTAAAACAATCTAACAATTTTTCAGTAAACATATTAGTCATTATCTGATTTTCGCAGGCAATGTTAAATTTTGCATTTGCAAAAAAAGAATCTTTACTAGGAACTCTGGGAGGGCTACGATGCCATTTTAATTCAAAATCCCCAATAGAATTTATTTTTTCAAATTTTCGCATAATCATATATCTTATATGATATGCAAACCCGTTTAATTTACTGCTCATCAAATAACTTATTTGATTTCTTTTTTCTATTTGTATATTATTCGAAATCCAAGAACCCACAGGACAAAACTCAACGGCATTTGGCAGTGACAACAGTCTATCATCGTAAGTTAATATTAAATCAAAATTTTGATAGTTCTTCTGCACCATTTCATGAAAAATTATATAAAGATTCGGAGGTTCACTTTGTACTAACACTTTGATTTCTGCATCAGGGCAGAAATCAACAGTATCAATACTAACAGAAACTTTTTTATCAAATTGCTTGGTAAATTTATAAGAGGTATTAACACCGTACCCCGGCATATAACCTATTTGTTTAATAATATGCATTTAGTACCTCACCCAATCTCCGGTAACACCACAGCGACCATCCACTGTCCAGTTAACTATTTCTACATCTTTCATCAAATCGAACAGTCTTATATATAAATGTAAAGTATATTCCACATCTTGATGATAATATTTTCCGTGCTCCATCTGCATCTGTGCGCTGGCGGCCATGATGGCTTCGTAGTGGTCTAATCTATTTGCACCAAATGCATGTGCAACTGTATAAAATCCGTATAGTTTATCGTTGACTAGTAAGTCTCTGGGTAACGCTTCTTCACTTAAAAAATTAATGTGTTCATTAGCCCACTCTAATTCTTTTTTCATAAAAAATTTATTTTTAAGCCACGGTTTAAACACAGAGACGTTGTAATCATCTCCCAAAGTATATCTGCCAGAAATCTTAGTAATAAAATCAAATTTGGCTAATTCTTTTTTAAAATGTTTAAAAAATTCTAAAATCATTAAACACTCACAATATGACT